CCCCCCCGCCGTGGCAAAGCCACGCCGTCGGACGGGACCTGCGGCCCGCCGGCCGGGCGGGCGCTCGTTCGCGCAATAGGTCCCCTATTGCGCAGCGCCCGCCCGCAGCCCCCGCACCCGGAACTCGCTGATCAGCGCCCATCGCCCCGCGCCCTCGCGCACAACTCGCGACCGCACGAGCACCAGGCTCGCGACCCGCCACCCACCGCCCAGCTCGGCCGCGATGTCCAGCACCGCCGCCTCCACGGCGTCGCCCAGCGCGCGCAGCCGCTCGGGTCGCTCGCCCGCATCGCGGATCGTCACGGTCGCCCGCGCCTCGCGGCCGTCCTGATCCTTGGTGCCCCAGTCGGCGATCAGCGGCTCCTCGACCACGGCGTGCGGCAGCGCCGCGCGCACCGGCGGGGCATCGAACGCGCCCGCCAGACCGGCGACCTCGCCGATCGCGGCCAGCATCGCTGCCTGCAACTCGACCCTCATCGCACCAACCCCCCGATCCAGCGCGCTTGGCGGTCCGCCGAGTAGATGACGATCTCGTCGCCCTCGACCCGCACCGTCGCCTCGCCCAGCGCTGCACGGGCGGCATCCGTCACCCGCGCGACCGCCCGCCGCTCCGCCACCGCGCCAATCATCCGCCCCCGCGCGCTCAGCCGTTCGAGCACGGCGCACCCCCCATCCGCATGCGGCGATAGGGTCGCCACAGCGCGGTCACCGCCATCGGTGCCGGCTCGGCCGCATCGCGCGCATTGAACCAGTGCGCCGCCAGCCGCGCCGCACCTTGTGCGACCGGCGCAGGCAGCCCGTCCCAACCGTCTGCCAGTCCCGCGACCAGCGTCACCTGCACGCGCCCTGCAATGCCGGGATCGCGCACCAGCACCCAGCCGCCGCCATCGGCATCCAGGTCGATCGCATAGGCATCGTTGGCCAGCGCGAACGCCGCGCCCTCGGCGGGCAAGCCCGTGACGCCCGTGATCGCCCGCACCGGCGTGGCCCCGATCCGCTGCCATCCGCGCATGGCGGGCAGCGTCGCCACCATCTCGCGCGCGACCGTGACCTGCCCGATGAACTGCTCGCACAGCCCCAGCGCGCTTTCCGCGAGCGTCGCGATCAGTGCATCCTCGCGCCCGTCGTCCGATCGCAGCCATTCGCGCACCGCCGCCACCGCTGCGGCGCGATCCGCCGCGCCCAGCGACACGTCGCCGGGTCCATTCGCTCCAAAGCTCATCGCCACCCCCGCGAACCGCTCAAAACCGAAAGGGGGGAGCGCCACGCCGGCCCTCCCCCCGGCCCGCTCACGCCACCGCGAACTTCATCAGCTTGATCGCCTCCGAATTGCTGACGATCCCGCCGATCCGCTTGACCGCATAGAAATGGACGTACGGCTTGTTCGAATAGGGATCGCGCAGGATCTGCGTCTCGCTGCGCTCGGCGATCAGGTATCCGGCGCGGAAATTACCGAACGCGATCGACAGGCTGTCTGCGGCGATGTCGGGCATGTCCTCGGCCTCGACCACCGGATAGCCGAGCAATGTCGCCGGCTGCCCGGCCGACAGCGACGGCTGCCACAGGAACGCGCCGTCGACGGTCTTCAGCTTGCGGATGCGCGCCAGCGTCGCCGAATTCATCACGAACGACGCGCCCTGGCGATAGGGCGGGCGCAGCGCCGTCACCAGGTCGATCAGCCGCTCGTCCGGCGCGGTGCCGAAATTGCCCGCCGCGCCGCTCGGTACATATTGCAGCGTGCCGAACGCGCGCGTCGCATCGCCCGCCGTCGCGGTCGGCTGGGTCAGGAACCCCTTTGGCCGGTTGGTGCCGTTGCCGCTCACAAACGCCTGCCCCTCGGCGCGCGCGAATTCGGTCGCGATCTCGTCGGCCAGCCACGCTTCGACATCGAACGCGGCATCGTCCAGCATCGCTTGGCTCGCCGCCGGATTGGCATAAAGCTCGCCCATCGGCGGCGACAGCTCGTTGAACGTCGGCGTCGCGGTCTCCGCACGCGCGCCGGTTTCCGCCGCCCAGCCCGACGGCGTGCCCCCGCTCGCGACCAGCTTGCGGTATCCGGCGCTGCCCACCCGCACGACATTGGCGATCGCGCGGATCGGGGAAATCGCCTTCAGCGTCCGGTCGACGACCGCGTCGATCTCCTCGGGCACCGCATAGCCGCCCGCCGCGCCCGTCGCCGAACTCAGCGCCTTCATCTCGATCGCGCTGCCGGTGCGCAGGAAGGTCGAAAAGCCCTCACTGCGCCCGCCATTACCGGCCAGCATCGGCCGCGCCACCGCGCGCACCGGCTCCACCGCCTCGAAGCTCGCTTCCAGGCCGTCCATCACCTCGTCCATGTCATTCTCCCACAAAGAAAAGATCCTCCCCGAGCTTGCTCGGGGAGGGGGACCACCGGCACCGCCGGTGGTGGAGGGGCCAGGGCCCGCTCGATCTTCAAATTTCGTCGGAAACCATTCCAACCGCTCATCCTCAGGAGCGACTGAGCGAAGCCGAAGCCTGTCCTGAGCGCCTGCCCTGGCAGGCAGTCGAAGGGGCGCGTATCGAAGGACGGGCTCAGTCCCCCGTCACCGCATGCACCCGCGCCAGCGGCTGCATCGGCTGCGCGACCAGGCTCACCTCCACCAGCTCCACCCGGCTGAGCGCCCGCGGCCGCGTTCCTTCCGCCGCCACCACCCGGTATCCGAACGACAGCCCGGTCAGCCGCTCGCCCGCCACCAGCCGGGCCAGCCGCGCGTCGCTGATTCGCCCGATCACGCGCAGCCCGCGCGCATCCTCCTCGATCGCCTCCACCTCCCCCACCGGCGCCCCCTGATGCTGCCACAGCAGCGGCACCCGCGCCGGCAGCGGCTGGAACGCGCCCGCGCGCACCACGTCGCCGCCGCGATCGACCGCGTCGAACACCGCCGCATAGCCGGCGAAACGCACGCTCACTTGATCCAGCCCGAATGGCCGACCCGCACCGCCAGCGCCGCCAGCATCAGCGCCAGCGCCACCCGGATCACCCATCCGGTGAATGCCTTCAGCGCCGATCGCTTCGCATCGCGCCACGCGCCCAACAGCTCGCGCAGTTCCGCCATGTCCTTGCCCGCGCCCGCATCCTCCAGCCCCAGCCGCGCCAGCGCCCGCCCCGCGCCCAGCTCCCCCGCCTCCTCGACGATCGCGCGCAGCGTCGGCAGGTCCACGCCCGCCCCCTCAGCCTGACGCAGCAACTGCGCCAGCATCGCACTTTCGCTCATGCCGCTACTCCAAACCCCTAAGGAACAAGGCGTCGCCCCGGCGCAGGCCGGGGCCTCTATCCACTTGTGCGCACCAGCCCCTCAAACCCCCAGCATCGCGCGCTTTTCCTCGTCGCTCAGGAACCCGGCCGCGTTCACCCGCGCCCACATCCGCTCGCGGTCCTCGGCCAGCGCCGGCACCTGATTGAGGTCCAGCGCGATCGCCCCGCCCGGAAACCACGCCGCCACGCCTTCGCTGATCCCGCCCAGGATGCGCTCGGCCACCGGCAGGATCGCCTGCCGCCACAGCGCCTTGTTGGCCTCGCGATAATTGGCATAGGCATTGTCGCCGGGCAGGCCGATCAGCATCGGCGGCACCCCGAACGCCAGCGCGATCTCGCGCGCCGCCGCCGCCTTCAGCCCGACGAAATCCATGTCCGCCGGGCTCAGGCTCATCGCCTGCCACTTCAGCCCGCCTTCCAGCAGCATCGGCCGCCCGGCATTGGCCGCGCCCTGGAACGCCGCTTCCATCTCGGCGCGCAGCCGGTCGAACTGCTCGGGCGACATCGCCGCCCCGTCGCCGGGGTCGAACACCAACGCGCCCGATGGCCGTGCCGCGTTGTCGAGCAGCGCCTTGTTCCACCGCGTCGCCGCATTGTGGATCGCCACCGCCCCCGCCGCCGCGCCCAGGCAGCCCAGCCCATAATGATCGTCGGCCGGATGAAAGCTCTTCAGGTGGATGACCTGCGGCCGCCCGTCCGGGCCGTCGACCGCCAGCCGCAACGGCTGCCCGCCCCCCACCGCATAGCGATAGGCGACCGGCCAGCCTTGGGCGTCCGCTTCCACCGTCACCCGCTCGGGTCTGAGCGCAAACAGCTCGACCAGCGCCCCTCCCGGATCGGTCAGCAACTGAACATAGGCATTGCCGTGCAGCAGCAACTGCGCCGCCACTGTCTCGATCAGCATCTGCCCGCTCGATCGCGCCCGCACCAGCGCCAGCAGCGCGGGGTCGGACGCGGTCAGCGGCGCGCTGCCCACCCCTTCGACCACCAGCCGCACCGCGCGCTGCGCCACCGGATTGTTCAGATAGGCGTCGCGCACTTGCGCGTCATAGGATCGCGGCCACTCGCCCGTGCCCCATCCGCCCCGCATCAACCCGGCACGCGACACCTCGCGCCCGGCCGCCTTGCGCCCGAACCACTTCATGGCAACTCCTTCGAATAAACCTCCCCGGCACGGGGAGGGGGACCGTTCGCGATCAGCGAATGGTGGAGGGGGCCCTCCCCACGCGTCACGCCGCTCACCGCCCCGCCAGGATCTGCCCGATCAGCACGCGCAGCACCGGCGTCGCCGCCGCCAGCCCGCCCGCCGTCACCCCTTCGGCAAAGGCTTCGCGGGTCAGCCCCGCCGGTCGCTCGGCCAGGCAGTGCCAGAACAGGGCGACCATCTCGCTCAGCCCCAGCCGACCCCCGGCGGCGCGCTCGACCAGCGCAAACAACGGCCCCAACTCGCTCTCGGCGGCCACCAGCGCGCCAAAACTCGGCCGCACCACCAGCACCACACC